TAGGTCGAGAGGTTCGGGTAACTACAGTGCCAACAGTTAATCAATTTACATTTAATTTACCCGTAGAAGATAATACCTCCCACTCTGTCACGCTTACCAGGCCACTCGCTTTAGGCAAAGGATTTATCCATCAGCCTGCGGCTCCGTTTGGCGAATTTCATCAGCGTAGGCTATGGGTTCCGTATCAATATACATCAGCAACCTCCCCAACGGATAGAGGTATCAGGGACGAGCTAGTGGCCTCGGATATCTTAGACTCTGATACATTTGACGAGATCGGAAATCAATTTCGCATCTCATCAGGTAAGAGCGATTTTATAGTAGGGATTAAAGGTTTCACGCAAGATTCCGTAGTCGTATTCAATCGTAAATCTATTCATCTAATGACAGGCGTGAGTGGATCTCTTGCCGATGTAAAAACCACAATGGTCACAGACGAGGTCGGAGCATCTGCCCGTAAATCAATCGTGCAAGTGGCTAATCAGATTTTATTTCTATCTGACCAAGGGATATACAGTGTACAATTTATAGATGAGTATAACTTGCGAGGTACAGGCACACCGATCTCAGAAACGATTCAGCCTTTCATCGACCGTATCAATCAGGACTTTGCCCACCTGTCAGTTGGCGTTTATTTTAATAACCGCTATTGGTTGGCACTTCCATTAGATTCAAGCGTAGGCATAGGTGATGGTAATAAAGTTAACACGATTTTCGTGTACAACTTCATTAATCAAGGATTCGAAAGCATCGATACAGTCAACTCTACAGACTTTGCGATAAGAGAGTTATTGGTGGCCCGTGAAGGTTCGCAGAATGCTCTTTACTTAACTACCGAGGAAGGTGGTGTCCATAAAGTGGATGCGATTGAGGGTAATGATTTTGTCTTAGAGCAAGTCGGTCAGGAACTTTCTAGCGAGCCGGGTCACAAAGTGATTAGCCAACTGACTACTCGTCAATACGATGCGGACTCCCTAGATCGTAAGACATTCAGTCGAGCAGAATTACAGTTAAAATCAAGCGATGTAAATCCATCGGATGGAAACATACAGTTTATCGCAGAAGACCCTGACTCGGTAAGCGAAACAAACACTTTATCATCTTTACTCGGTAATGAATTAGATACGGCAGAAGATACATCTGTTCGATTACGAGTTAATAAAAGAGGCTTTGGCATACAGGCAGACTTTAAACCAACCAATGGTAGACCCTATGTTCGTGCAACACGGGTAGATGCTAGGCTTTCAGATCGATCAACCACTTCCGTGCAATAGGAGAAATAACAATGGCAATCTTACAAACAGGACAAACTTTTTCATCAGGTGATCAGGTCACCGCTCAAAAGCTGATGGATATCGCTGATTTGGCGACATTCAGTGACCCGGCTGATGGTGCAACTATCATCGCGAATAACGCCACCTATGGTGTAGATGGAGGGGATGGTAAGCTAAAGGTTAAACCCAATGGTATTGGTAGTAACGAACTACTTAGTCACGCATCTGTTGATGCCAATCGTGCAGTCACGACTAATCATATTAAGGATCAGGCAGTTACATCTGCGAAGCTCGCACCCTCAGCGATATCGTCACTCATGCCTACAGGTACAGTCATGCCATTTGCAGGTACTGCTCTCCCTAATGACGATTGGTTGTTTTGTGGTGGGCAGTCGGTTGCAATTGCAGATTATCAAGCATTATACGATACAATCGGAATCACTTATGGGGGTTCAGGTAGTAATTTCAATCTGCCTGATCTAAGAGGTCGAGTGATCGCGGGTCGTGACGATATGAATGGTATTAATGCAAATCGCCTGACATCATCTTCTGCGGCAAATCTAAATGGTGTAGCTTTAGGTGCAAATAATGGTGATCCTGGTGACACAGGTAGAGGAACAAATGGTTCTCAAGAACATACCCTCACAACATCAGAAATTCCCGGTCATACACACTACGCCGTAAAGAAGAATTCAACTGATACCGATAATTATATATTAGCTGGAGACGAAGTTTTAGCGGCAAGTGGCCCTGCTAGTAATATTAATGAGAGGTATGCGCTCACAGAGACAACAGAAGGTGATCCTGACACAGCTATAACATCTAGCACAGGAGGTGACCAAGCTCACAACAATGTCCAACCAACAATCATTTTAAATTACATAATCAAAACTTAATCGCCATGATGAAGAATAAAACAAAAGATCCATTGGCACAGGCCGCTCGGCTTTTAAATGAGAATGCTCCCGAAGGTGAGTCACTCGCCTATATCAATTCAGCAGAAGCAAAGATGCTTAAAGATGCCGGAGGGGCAGGCGAGCCGGTAAACAGTTCGGGCGTTCCATCTTATTTTTTACAGAAGCTCTTTGGCGGGGGAAAGAAACCACCTCCCTTGCCAACTCTTGATATTGGTGGGTCAGCAAAAAAATATGTGTCTGCAATGTCAGACCCTTATCTGCAAGGTAAACTGCTAGAGACTCGTCAGACCTACGATCCACAGTATCAGGACTTACAGTTAAGCCTCGCCCAACGAGCCGCTGATCCGATGGCACAGCTTGCGGAACAGCAGGCCATGCGCGCACAGGAGTTTGGTGGTCAGATGGCCGAGCGTCAGGCAGGTACTGATATATCGATGATGAATCGATTTGGTGCAGATTTTACCCAGGCATATCGATCAGCCGACCCACTCATGCAGGCCCGACTCCAGCAAGCCAACGAAATGGCTGACCAGGCATTTAGAGAGTCTCAGATTCAGAACTTATCTCCTGAGATGAGAAGGCGAGCAACTCAATCCGCCAGGGAGGGATTGGCGGCTCGAGGCAGGGACATGGATAATGCGGCAATCGCGGCCGAGGCGATGAGCCGGGAAGACTATTTACGGAAAATAATTGGAGAGAATCGCGAAGATGCTATGAGATTTGGTGGCTATGCATCAAAAATGAACCGTGAAACCTCTGTCGATCCATTAGCGATGCTCAGAGGTGGCAGTAATTACACCCAGCAGGGTTATGGTGAAAGAGCCGCTATGTTTGGCATGCCACAGGAATCGGTTACAAGGATCAATCCTGATGCCGGTGTAAATATCGGTATGCAACAGAATGCTAATCAAGCGAATTACTTAGCCAATACTTATACGGCTCGCGAACAAGCGGCAAGCGGAATGGCGAGTGGATTCATGAACATGATTGGGAGCATCGCTGGTGGTGCTATGGGAGGATAAAACTATGGCAATCGGCGATACAGTACAGGCGGGCTTGGGACGGATGGACTTCTCAGTCTTTCAGAGAGCAGGCGAAGCACAGGCGAGGGCTAACCAGGCATTCGGTAATGCGATTGGTTCAGTGGTCGAAAAATATTATCAGAAGAAGCAGGAGAAGCAGGAGAGAGAACAAAGGGAACGGGCTTATCGTGAGGCAGGTCTTAATCCCGAAGAGGCAAAAGCCGCAAGTGGTGACAAGGATCTTGGTAATCTTCTTATGAATAAGATGTCCGCCGATCGTAATTACCAATTGCAACTTGATAAGTTCGCAATGCGTCAGGAGGCATTTAAAAGTCAGCAAGATATGCTGGAAGAAGATAAGCAAGCGACCGATAGATTTATTACCATGCTTACTTCTCAAGCCCCTACTGGTAAATTGAATGAGGCTGGGCAAGATAACCTTGAAAGAGGTTCATTATTCTTAGCACCTGGTCCTGAAGCACAAGAAGAATATAGAAGTGATTTACTTCAAGACCCTAAATTCCAACAGACTGAGCCTGTTATGGGAATGTCCGGCAATCGGTTTATGGCTCAATTTGCAAACGAATCTCCTGCTGTTCAAGAAAGAGCTTTGGCATTTATGCAGGCTGAACAAAAGAGAAGGGCAGACTTAGCACCCGATCCTCTTGATCCGTTCAAAGTCAGAGAAGAATTACGAAAAACTAAAGAGTTCGATCAAGGCCAGGATGCTATAAGTTTTTCACCTGATCGAAATATTTTACAGCTTGGTGATACAGAATTTGGGATATCGGGCAAGTTCGGTAACGAGGCGGAAGTTATAAAGCTAAAAAGTGAAGCGATACCTCAGTATCAAAACATGAATACTGTAATGAACGACTTGATAACATTGGGTGAAAAAAGAAAAAATGAAGTTTTTATGAGTAATGCTGACAAAACTTTAGCGGCATCACTATCAAGACAACTTCAAGGCTTATTACGAGAAGATATCTTAGGACCAGGAACTGTGACTGAACCTGAAAGACAAATATTAGAACAGATTGTACAGAATCCAACTACATGGATGGACACCGCTGGTAAAACACAAGACAAAATAAATTCCCTTAAAGGAATACGAAGAAACGCATTTAATAAATTAAAAACTAGACTAACAGGGTTAGGATTGAATGTAGCTGAAGTCGGACAAAGCAAATCATCTGCACAAAATTTCGACCAGCAAACTTCATCTGGATTGGGTTTCACTGAAATCGATTTGGATCAACTATAATGCCTAAGTATAGAATTAAGTCCGATATTCTCGGTGTGGATTTCGGTATTCAGACCGATCAGAAATTAACTGAACGCGATTACTTTGATATTTTAAAAACCAAAGTAAGTCCGCAGAAAATGCTTGGTGTATACAGGCGGAATAAGGACGATGAAAAAGTGCAGTCTCTTGCCACTAAGGCATTGGATAATGATTTCTTTGACACTGGAGTAGGTTTTGCCACTGGTTTCGCTGAAGCCGGTAAATCTTTGGGCCGAGGTGTAAAGAACATGATGGTTACAAATATTTATGGAACAAGCAGACTGCTTGATGCTTCCATGCAGTATGGCGAACCTGATGAATCTCAAAGATATGACGATTTAATTGAAGAGGGTATAAAGAAAGCGGGGCAACAATTGAAAGGCTTGTCCTATGCATCGAAAAGAACAGATAGAACGATAGAGGATGATCTATCACAGGCATTACAGTTTGCCGGACTTCCTCAGGAAGATGAGAATTTAAAGAAGCGTGTAATCGCAGAAGCTAGAAGACAGGATGATGCACAAACAGATGCAACTCAGGCTCAAGCAGGAGTAGATGCATTGAGCATGACTACAATGCTTGGTGCTAAACTAAAGCAGGCTTTAGGGGATGCTAAAGATATTGTAACAGGTGACACATCTTTTGGAGGAGATTCCCAAAAGCGTAAACTCAGGGAGTTAGATTACTTGGTTGAACAAGATTATATAACTCGAACAATGGAACGAGGTGCTGAACTCGGACTTGCTTTAACTGGCCAGGAGGAATCTTTGAGAGATGTAAGAAGCGGATTGGTCGAACCTGACAGAGATGTTGCTTTATTAGGCTCCATACCATTAGACCCTACTTTAGCCCCATCCATTTTGGCATCAGGAGGTATGGCATTTGGGCGAAACCTTATAACTCGAGGTGCTATTAATAAATTTGGAAAGCAGGCGGCAGAAGAGTCTGCACTAAGGGCTACCATTGCACAGATTTCAGATGTAGCAAATCCAACAGCCACACAGAAAGCACTTCTAAAAACTGCTGAGAAAAAACTTCAGGCAGTGAATGGTTCGGGCAAAAAGCTAGAGCAGTTAGTCGCTAAGTCTGAAGGGATCGCAAAAACTAAAGCGATTGACCTTATTCAAAAAGGGCAGGGTAACTCACCATTTACGGCTCGTATCTTACAGGCAATTGATAAAGCACCTGCCCCAAAGGCTCCATTCACAAATCGAATGACCGGCAAGATATTAGAGAAAGCAGGTATATCGGGCGAGTATTTAGGCCGTACAATTGAATTTTTACAAAGACTACCTGAAGAAACTCTGACTACTTTATTCATGCGAAGTGGTATGGACGAACAGGCCGCAATGTCGGCGGCTCGGGGGACGGCAAGAACATTGCAGGCAAGTGCGGCGGCTGGAGTCCTAACAGGTGGATTTAGTGAGTTTACTCCTGAACTTGAAAACCTAGGACTCGCTCTGCTATTAGCACCAGGTGGATCTTCACTGCTCACTCGGTTTGGACATGATACCGCAATACTTGGTAAGCAGTTACAGTATGCACAATCATCATTACCCCTCTTTCAAAGAATCGCACAGCTTGATCCAGCCGACTCTTCACTTACCGCAGTAACTTTAGACCGAACATCTGCTCTTACACTACCTGGTACGATATCAGGATTGGCAGAAGGAGTGTTCGCGAAGTCTCGTCAATTCGGTCCATCGCCAGCACTTAAAGTACCGGCTACAGCATTAACTCGTACAGGACTTGGAAACACTCTTACAGGTGCTGTGAATACCGCCAAGACTGCAATCGGTGCAACAGCTATACCTGGAGCAATCGGATATGCTATAGACGGCGAAGCGGGAGCCGGCGGGGCGATTGCATCATCTATACCATTTATCGGTGCGGGGCTAGGACTTGGAACACTTGCCCGTTATGGGTCAAAGGCAGACATCCAGGCAAAGATGTTGGGAGATGAATCCTACTACAAGGATACATATTTAAACGATGCCGACAGGGTGATGTATGAAGGTTTAAAGAAACCTGTCCGCCAGGCATTAGCCACATCTGCAATACAGAATCCCGATGTGATTTATAAGTTTATCGACAAGCGGGGAAACAGTCACTGGACAGTCGAAAATGGCGAGTCTGTTGTGACCATCTACACAAAGTCTGCACCCCAGGAACAATTATCCGCAGTCCTTGGACATGAGATTGCTCACCATATCGATGCATTTGGGTTTATGCCACAAATCCTTGAGCAGTTAGTCGGCTCAGTTGAAAAAGGTAAACCTGGTATCTTTACCGAATACAAGAATGGTAAACCTGTTATCATTAAAGATGCAGAGGGTAGGGATGTATATGCAACCAACGAAGAATTTGCCAAGCATCGTGAGCGTTATCTCGACCTATTGGAAAAATCAGGCACTGATAAGAAACATCCCGACTATCAAGCATATGCCAATGATGATGCCCGTATAGCTCGGGAGGTATTTGCATCACATGGAGCCGCTTGGTACTTTGGCGGTGACTTTGTCACCCGCAACTATCAGGGAGCCGGTGCAAAGATGATGGGAGCAATACTTGAGCCATTATTCAGTTCACCAGGACTTCGTAAATTCTTTCATCGTATCGGACTTGCCACTCAAGAGAATACAGGACTTGTGGCCGATCCATTAAACCTCTTTCCAGGCTTGAAGGAAATACCTCAACTCACCCGAATGATTGAGAAGTATAACGATGATGTCAGAGGGTTTGGTCCACAGGCAAGGCGTGAGGGCAGGGGACGAGGTAACCTGGTGGACCCAGCATTTGCCGATGAAATTGCAACTGTTAACCTGACAGCAAAGGATCTCGAAAACACCGCAATCGTTGACAGATTAAAAGCCGGTGGGGTTGTTAAGATAAAAGACGATGGAACGATTGAAACAGATGCTGAAGGCCGTCCAGTATTTCTTCCGACTCGGGAGGTTAATAAGAAAAATAAGCAACTATCAAACGATATACTTTCTATTATCCGCAAGAAAGAAGATGCCGGAGAAACTTTTGGTGAAGGTCATGTGGCACTCGAAAAAACAGCAGATGGTAGAGATCGGGCAACAGGCAGATTTCTTGATCCTTCTATTATTGACGAGCTTGCCCAAACAGGAAGATACAACCCGCATCAACTCGCCGCACTTAAACAAATAAGTCAGACATTAAGAAATGATACTGGCGATGTGTGGAACCTCTTTTACTACTCAGCATTAAAGTATAATAAGGCGGGTAGAAAAGTCTACGGACAGATAAAAGGCGGGGATCGCAAAAGCCTCCCATTTGGCATCGAGATAACAAAAGATGGAAATATTAATATCCAAACCATCTCCCTCGAGGCATTTAGAAAAAATTTAGATTGGTTCGCAAAGAGCAAGGGATACGAGCAAAAAATGGCCGAAGCATTTCAGGGTATGAATGCATACGAGAATGTGCAGAACGCCATGAAACTGCTTCCAACTTATTTGCAGAACCATATGAAAGGTGTAATAAATGGCAGTGATGGAAGCGGGATTACTCCATTACAACGCGATCTCATTAACGCCTCGATTGGCAGAATTAATGCCGACCAGGTAAAAGCCAATCCCGTATTGGAGGGGTTGGGGGATCGGCGGAGTCAACGCCAGCAAAGCATACGCTCCCGCCGTTTGGATCGTATCGGAAATGCTATTCGGGGAGAGTCAGGATTACCTGCATTCAAAAGTGCAATCGAGCAGAACAAAGTACCGATGTATATGCCTGCCGCCTACCACGGCACACCGCACACCTTTTCAGCGGAGCCAGGAGCACCCTTGGGCAGATTCAGAACATCGGCCATCGGTACTGGCGAGGGTGCGCAAGCCTATGGGCATGGGCTTTACTTTGCGGGGAAGAGGGAAGTGGCGGATCATTATCGGAAAACATTAGCGCGTTATGAAAACCCAAGTAAATGGAAAGAGAAGCCAGGTACTGAGAGTTTAGATCAGGAAGTTAGTTTCATTTTAGATGATGCGGCTATAATGTCCAAGAACAACGCCGAGTTTCTCAAAGACCTTGAAGCATTAGAAACTCAAGCAACTTCGGGTGAATACGAATACTCACCGACTGAAGTTTCCCACATTAAAAAAGCAGTTTCACTTGTTAAAAGCGGAGATGTTGAACTCGCCAAAGGCTCCCTCTACAAAGTCGAACTCGCCCCCAAGGAGAACGAGTATCTGCTTTATGATAAGACATTAGGCGAACAGCCCAAAGGCGTACAGGACAAGCTCAAGAAGTTTCTACGGGAACAGGAGGGCGAGGATACCTGGCAATATCGTAAGGACCAAGACTATCGGGATATCACAAATAATGTACTTGAAGATATGCCCGAGCCTGAAATCTCCAGGCGATTAAAAGAAGCCGGCATACCAGGCATCAAATACCTCGATGGTTCATCCCGATCCAAGGGCGAGGGCGATTACAATTATGTAATCTTCGATGAAGCCGATGTGCAGATTACCGACAAGCTCTTCATGCCGGCCTCCGAAGCGGGTGCGGGGAAGGGGAAGCAAGCCGAGGCCGCAAAGCTATGGAATGAGAAGGGTACGGATTCGCCATACTTTAAGAAGTGGTTCGGCAAGTCCAAGGTAGTCGATGAGAACGGCGAGCCGTTGGTGGTTTATCATGGGACAGACAAGCAATTTACTTCATTTGATCCTGAGAAATCTATCGGCGGTCAGCACTGGTTTACTTCTGATAAATCAGCAATCGAATCGGGTGAAGTTGGCGCACAGGGTAAAGGTATAATTATGGAAACATACTTAAATATCGAAAAACCCGCTGGCTGGGCTGAATATGATAAGTTTACAATAGATGAGTTATTAGGCAGAGGGTATGATGGATTGATACTACCTGAGAGCGATGGAACAGCCACTTATGTAGCTTACTCCCCCGAACAAATCAAATCGGCCACCGGCAATCGGGGAACCTTCGATGCGGGGGAGAGGAATATAAACTATATGCCCTCAGACTCCAAAGCACCAAAGCGCCAACCCGCCAATCGCATTACCCGCCAAGCACCAGCTATGCCTGGTAATCGGTTCATGCTTCCAGCCGCTTCAGCAGGTGCTAAATCTGCCGAGCGATTTCGCTAATTAGGCACTGATATCCCTCTATATCCGCAAACAAGCCCTTGCGTTAATTAGGTATTAATTTCTGCCAATTTCTGCCGTTTTATTCTTGTAATGGGAATAATTATGCCCAAAATTAACGCAAGCAGTTGCATGATATATTTATGAAAAAAGGCAAGAAAAGATGGATTAACGACATGGCGTGTACCTTGTACTATCGGGGTATGACCCGTAAGTGTTTTGGTGAGAGTATTGATCACTTAAAGCAACGAGTACCTGATGCGATCAAACGCGAGTGGAAATTAAACGCCAATATGAATACGGACTTCATGCATAAACTGTCGTCAAACGAGTATAGAGGGTATACAATAGCTCTTACTGGTGAACGCATTAATTACATCATTATCGACCGCAAAGACCTTGTTAAAGAGGCCGCCAAGCTACTCGGTCAAATTGGTGGCCAGGCAGGAACAGGTAAGAAAAAAGTCCGAGGCGATTCAAATTATTATCGAGTTTTACGAATGAAAGGTGTCGAAAAGAAGAAACAAAAAATGCGTGAAAACATAAAAAAAAGTGAGAAAGTGCAAAAAGTTAATGGAAAGTATTGACAGGTTAAGTTATTTGCCACATTGGTGGAATTGTTCAGCAATTGATGGGCTGAATAAGTTCTTTCAAACAACATTTCATAACAATAACCGGCGGGAAAGAAGCAGAACTGTTTCGTACAATATGTATTATCTGATTTTTTGCGACATTTCTGAGGGATAACTAAGTTTAGTTTTTTTCCGCCGGTGACTTATTCACATCGGCAACATGGAAAATAACCCACTAAACAACTACCACCCAATACTTTTATCAAAGGAAGAAGTCAAAGAAATCTTCCGCTTAGGTTCTGACAGAAGTCTTAGAGACCTAAAAAACGAATACGGCCTTCGTAAGAAGGGCAGGCATTACCTGGCCAAAGATGTCCGCAGGGCAATCCATGAAATGGAAATGGATCAGGCGGCATGAAGCTGACAATCGGAATAGACCCCGGCAAGTCAGGTGGCTACGCAATCGGTTGGGATGGATTGGCTAATATTCATCTGCATAAACTCGAGGAAGACTTCGAATTTGTCGAACACATGAAGGAGCTAAAAAGGCATCCTGATGTGGAATCGATAGAGGCAGTGGTTGAATTGGTTCCTCCGTTTGCCGGCAAGATGATCCCAAGTTCAGCCAGCTTCAAGCTAGGATTTTCATGCGGATTCTTACATGGCGTTCTCCGCATGGCCGAGATTCCTTTTACCCTTGTCCGACCACAGGAGTGGCAGAAGGGGCTGAGTGGGCTGAGTGGTCTGACATCGAATAAGCGTAAGAAGGTTTTAATGAATCACGCAAAACAATTTTTCCCTACTACCAAGGGACTCACTCTTAAAACCGCCGATGCAGTATTAATCCTTCGGCATTTTTTACTAAACACCTAATGGGCCTCCACCCGTAAAAATGGAGATAGAAAAATAACAACATGGCAATACTACAACAATCATCTAACGGAGAAGGACCGATCACAGGTTGGTCGCTTGAACCATGCAGACCTGGACAATATCTAGCGATCTGCTTGGAGGTAAAGGATAGCTTCGGCATACAGCGTCCTAAGTACGAAGATCCTTCTCAGATCGAAACTCTTGATGTCTGCCGGTTTCTTTTCGGAACTCAGGACGGGCAGTTAGTTCAAACAGGGGAGATGAAAATCTCAGCCCATGAGAAATCAAAACTGACAGGCGTACTGACATCATGGTTAGGTTCTGCTCCTGGTGCAGGATTCGATACTGAATCACTTCGCGGTAAAGGAGCGATGATTAACATCGTGGAGAAGACTTCAATGAAGGGCAGGACCTACTCCGATATCACCTCGGTAACTCCAGTAATGGCAGGGATGGAAGCACAGGTTCCACAGGCATCGAACTTTACGATACCAGGCGGATCTCCTGCTCCTGCTCCTGCTCCTGCTCCCGCTGTTGTACAGCAACCCGTACAACCTGTACAGCCAACTCAGGCGACTACCACTGTAACAGTCGAGCAACCGCAGACAGTTCAGCCTGCACAAACACAAATGTTTTCCCAACCTTCTTCAGGGCAGAGCGTTCCGTTCTGAGTAGTGTATAGACATAATAATACCCTTGGGTGGCCGGTTAGTGTGTGGCCGGTCACCCTCTACCCCAACAATAACGACATGAATCCAATAATACTTTTAGCAATAGGGTGGCTCGCCGTAGTCATCGACATGATCACATGAACTTTTTAACAATACTTGAAACCATAGCGAAGGTATGTGGTATTTCCACAGGTGATATTTTAAGTAGGAGCAAGAAACAGCCAATCGCTACAGCTAGACAATTGTCTTACTGGTTTGCGAGGCGAGGTCGAACTTATGAGGAATTAGCCACGCTCTTTAATCGTCACTATTCAAACGGCATTCATGCGGTGAAGACGATCAATAATCGATTAGATGTTGGTGATTATATGACCACCAATCTGATTGAAAAAATAGAAAGAGAGTTGGCTAAAACATGATCTACATCAAGCGAACGATTCACCTGGTATATTTTTTATATCGATGTGGGAAGGAGGTAATCCGTGGCTATATTAACACAAAAGCCTAAACGAGGAGGAGGTGGCCATTGGTACACTGCTACCGGTGAGGCTCGCCATACGATGCCCCGAGCAGACGGGAGTGGCGAACGAAACACTACCCTAAGAGATGCTAAGAAGCATAGGCTGATACCATCGGTAACTACCCTGCTGGGAATGTTTGCCAAGCCAGGGCTTGACCGCTGGAAACAGGATCAACTCCTGCGGATAGCTTACGATAACCCGCCAAAAATGGACGAATCTTTTGAAGGATTTGCAGACAAGTGCTTAGTATTGCATGAGCAACCTGTGGAAGAAGCGGCTGACTTTGGTACGAGGATACATGATGCCATCGAAAAGTATTTCGAAGGCTATCCTATCGATGATGATTTGCTCGAATATGTTCAGCCTGCCTTCGATTGGAAGCAGGAGAATAAATTACGATTTATCGAAAGAGAGAAGATTCTCGTCAACATGGAAAACGGGTTTGCGGGAACAGTAGACATTGTGGGACTCGGGGCGAATAACGAGAAGTTTATTGTCGATTGGAAGACCCGTAAGACCAAGCCCAAGGTCAAGGTAACCAGTTATGACTTTCAGATTCATCAGATAGCCGCCTATGCCGCCACCTATTGGGGCGAGGATCAGGTGGAGCAGATGCAGGTGCATGGAGCGAACTGCTATATCTCCTCAACGGAACCTGGTCGTTATGAGGTAATAAAATATTCACCCGAAGAACTGAGGGATGCATGGCAGGTCTTTAAAGGAGTCTGCCGAATATGGAGATCCCTGAAGGGATACGATCCTAGGAAGACATCCGACTGATGGGACCTGCTCGATATGGGAACGGACCAAGGCCAACGATTAGCTATGAGGCTTTATTTCCATCCACCGAGGAGATGCAAAGGGCATGGGCTTACTTTTGGTCGCAGAACCGGCTCAGTATCGATGAGCACGGGCGGAAGTATCGGACGAATGATCCGAGGGTGATGCCTGCATCTCGAGAGTTTGAATTTAAGAATAGGAGGAGGAGTAGATGAAGATAACTTCAGAGCAGGTAGCGGATGCATTGGAAAGGGTAAGTATTTTAACTTCTCAAATAGGCAATCCACGAATCAGAAAGATGCATAAAGATCCGCTCATCAAATTTATTAAGTCAGTGGAACAAGAAATTAAAAAACTAAACAAATGATCGATCCATACGACCAATGGCTCTCATCGCCCTACTGCGATTACGATGATGATGATGGGCTGACTGATGAAGAACGGGAGGCTCTTATCGAAGAGGCCGCCATAGATAAATACGAATCAAATCAACCTGATGATGATGGAAATTAAAATGGGACTGGGGCTACCCCGAGGGGAGAAAATAATAATTAAGATGGGTGCGAGGCAGGCGGACATATGGCTAGACCATGAGGAGTATGCCTGGCGCGTAAAGATCGATAGGGATCTCCCCGAGACTACTTATCCGCACCTCGAGAATGCGATCCTATCAGCACAGACACTTCTAAGGGAGGTTACATGAATGTCGCTTTCGATCTAGAAACCTATTGGACTAAGCGATACTCAGTCGCCAAGATCGGACTCGACCGATATGTGAAGCATCCTGACTTCCGAGTCACCCTCGTATCCATTGTAACGGAGGATGGATTTGAATGGGTAGGGGAGCCACAGAACCTGCCGGTCGAGCGATTGAATGGCCATACCCTTATCTCCCACAATGCCGAGTTCGATTCGGTCTGTGCTCGAGCCGCCATCTTCAAGGGACAGATGCCCGAGTTTATCCCTGCTGATTGGATATGCACCGCAGACATGGCATCGTATCACCAGCTACCCCGATCCCTTGCCGGTGCAGTCAAGGAACTTTTCAATGAGGAACTTTCGAAAGATGCCCGTGAACAGATGGCAGGCTTATCGGTTACAGAAATTCAATCCAATTCTAGTTTTGTAAACTATGCCTTGGAAGACAGCCGAGCCTGTTTGCGTGTATATCAGGAACTAGATTCCGGATTTCCCGAGAAAGAGAGATT